CCTTGCGCTGATCGGTTTTATCATCACCGCAGTTTTCAATGTTGGTTATGATAAAAATAAGGGCGTTTACTGGAAACCACTTGACGTTAGTATCAATAAAAATATAAAGTGAGATAATAATTATGGCATTCTACAAAATAAAAATGTTCGGAACGTTTGCAAGTGATTTAGAGTCAATGTTTTTTGGCGAAGACGGACTGATCACTTTCAAAAACGTACAAACAGAATTGAAAAACGCGGGCGGTAGTGACATCGAAGTTGATCTGTCATCCGTCGGCGGACTTGTTGACGTAGCGACCGATATCTTTCTTGCGTTCAGGGCATACAAGCGCGACTACCCGAAATCACAATTGATCTTGAACATCAAAACGCAAGCGGCAAGCGCGGCTTCGTTTTTCGCTGACGGTGAGTTTTGGGACTTGATCACCGTTGAGGACATATCATCGTACATGCTTCATAACCCGGCTAACTACGTTGGCGGTGATTATCGGATCATGCAAGAAAACGCTGATTATCTCAAGCGTTTATCCGCGTTATATGCCGGAACATACGCGGCTAAATCAAAAAAATCACAGAAAGAAATACAAACCATGATGGATAAAACTACATGGTTATACGGTCAAGAAATAGTAGACGCCGGATTCGCTGACGAAGTTATTTCAACGGCGAATGATAAAAATAAAGATTCTGATTTTGCAAAAATGCAAATGAAGTATAAATCAATGATGATGAAAATTCAGCAAATCGAAATGAAAAAAGAAGACCTTGAAAAAGCCGTTGCAATGTTAGACGGAGCAGAAAAATCCGGCAACGCGGGACCAACGGAACCGGCAACCAAACCAAACGAAAAACCCGCCGAAAGCGGTAATAATAATCAGGAGGAAGTTACTATGACTTCAGACGAGCTTAAAAAAGCAAACCCTGAAACATTCGCAAGTATCGAATCGGCGGGTGTTGAAAAGGGAAAAGCAGACACGATTGCAAACAGCAAAGCAATCATGGAATTGAAAAACAAGACCGAATACAAAGGCCTTATTTTCATTCAGGAACGATGCGACGCGGCAATCATGTCAGGCGAAAAAATCGAAGATTTGAAAATGTCACTCATGGCTCTCATGATCGATCCAAAAAATCAGGCGTCAATGGAAAGTCCCGGATCAATCAACGGAGGCGGGTCAGATACCGCAAGCGGCGAACAGGGAAAAGACGAAACGCCGAAGAATAAATGGTAAGGAGGTAAATCAAAATGGCTTTTACAGCAGCAAACGAAAACACATACGGATTTTCAGAAGTGACCGAAGAAGACGAACAGATTCTTGTCACTAACGGACTTGGCAGAACCGCACTCGACGCGGAACTTGTTCTCATCGGTAAATATTTCGGTAACGTATCGAAATACGGCGGTATCGCTAACGGCTCGACAGGTTACATCAACATTTGCGGGGACAGAACGATCCGCACAAAACAAATCGAAGCAACAACTACTTTCACGGTTGGCGGGGTTGTTTATTTCGTCCCTGGTGGATCAAGTGCGGCAGGAAAACTTTACGGTGTTGCAACCGCTCTCGGTGTTCCGGTCGGAATTTGTCTTGAAGAAGAAGGAACAGGCGGCGCGCAGACATCAGTCACTTTTCGTCCATTCGCTCAGAACTCAAAAGACGCGCTTGATGGATCAATCCGTCAGATCGCATACAAAGTGACAACAGGCGCGGCGGCTATCGTGGTTCCCGGTCTTCATGCGGGCGACGAGATTGTTGACGTTATGATTGTTCCCACAGGAGCAAGCACTAACGGAACGATTAAGCTCACAAACGGAACAAACGACATCACTAACGCGATGTTATGCGCAACAGACAAGACAATTGCACGCGCAACGACTGTTGATGATGCGTATTCAACACTTCCGGCGGCTGGTGCAACGATTGTATGTGCGGGTGACACCATCGGCAATACAAAAGCAATCGTGCTCATCAGCTATATACCGGCATAACGGAAAGGAGTAAAAAATAATGGAACAGAAAATTATATCCCGCGATTCACTCAAAGCGGACGCGGCGGAAAAAATCAGAAGCGGAATTATTCCGAATCGTGATCAGATGGTAAATCTTGTTTCACCGTCAATGAAACTCGGATCAGATAACGAATCTAAATTCAACGCGGCTAATCGTGCAGAAATGATTTCCGATGCGATTCTAACAAAAATTGAAATGGTAAAACATTGCGGATCGGCGTTTGACATCCCTCAGAAATGTTATACCGCGTCAACAGGCGGAAAAGACGTTTCAATGTCCGTGCGCGAAATGATCAAGCGCGGCGTGTTTATGTCATCAAACACCATCCCCGCAGATTGGCAGACTCTGTGGGATGCGCTTCGGATTGATATTTCAATTGCGAAAGCGGCGATGGGAACCGTTCGTGAAAACTTTTACAATATCATTTCAATGCCCAACTCGGATAAAGTTTTCAAGGCAACCGAATTTTATCCTTACGGCGTGGTTTTTGACGAAAACAACGGTGAAGGTCAGGCGATTACTCAGGGCGAATCACTCGCAGGACAGAGCGAAACAATAGAGCATCTTGTTTACTCGGCTGGTTTTACATGGACTCTTCTCGCAGAACTTTTCAGCGGATCAATTGACAATCAGCGAATTGCCGATGCGGTCATGATCGGTTACAATGCAAAACAGGACGATTTGTCAATCAGTCCCATTACCGCGTTCACTTATTCAGGCGTTGCCGGTTCTCAGACATCTGCGTTTACTCTTTCGGGTGCTAACCGTCAGGAACTTCTATACGGTACGCTCGAAAATGCGGTTGATGATATCGCTCTTCGCATTGATCCTGTCACCAAGCGTCAGATAATCGCCGATGGACTTGTTATCCTCGCCCACCCCGAAGATGCGCGTCATATCAGCCGTGTTATTTCTGGTCTTCCTTCGGTCAACGAAAGAAATTATCCGTCAATTTCAGCGATTTCAAAAATTGTCGCATACAACGGAGAAACAATTCCGATGCGTTCAAAGACGGTTACATATTCCGGCGTTACTGCGGGCAAGGCATATCTCGTGAAACCGAATCGTTACATGAACATCGGAATCAAACGTGGTCTCACTCTCGAAGTTGACCGCACACCGGATATCAAAACGCTTTCACGCGAAGAACGCGCATGGTATTTCGTGGAAGGACAGCAGACAACAGGTCTTTCTTCTTTCGTGCAGGAAATAACCCTGCCAACATGGTAAGAGGTAAAAAATGAACCAGAATGACAAATTTGTTGTTCTCGGCGATAAAAACGGACTCGGCTTGCTTGTAGGAAACTACGTTCTCAAGCCGGGAACGGTTTTTCTACGCGGGGACTGGAAATGGGGCGACGACGTTCTCAACGCGGCGATAAAAGATGATCGATGCAAAGAAATTGTTGAACCAAAAGAAGAAGTTGAAGTCGCGAAAGCTGAAAAGCCAAAAGAAAAAGTGGCTCAACTGAAACAGGAAAGCGTTAATCAGGGCGGCGACAAATGAAAGCGTTAAAATCAATCACCATAAAAATTGAAAATACGTTTTACGACATCGCTCCCGGAAACACTATTCCCGCAGAAGTTGAAAGTTTCTGGAAAGCAAATAATCAGATTTCCGAACTCGTAAAAGCGGGTTCAATCTCTGAAAATTCAGCAACAGAAAAACAGCCGGAATCGACAGGACAGAACGAAAAGAAATGAGTTTGTACGATAGAATGAAACGCGATAACAATCGGATATTATCAGGCGGAGACATGCAGGACGTTATAATATATAACTCTTCCGGCGTGTCTCTTGCCGGTAAAGCCCGCGTGACATCGGTTGGCATGGACATTGACGCGCAAGGTCAAATGTTCGCAGTCAAAAAAAATTCTATCACATTTCACATTTCAGATTTTCAATCGATTATGGCGACCGGAGAAAAGTTCAACAGATGGAAAGCAAGTTTCGTCAATTCGCAGAATGAAACAGTTATCGGATTTTTTGGCAATCCGTTAATCGACAAAACACTTGATTATGTTGTGGCAACATTGACCGACATAAAATCAGTAACGGCGGTATAAATGGGAATCATATCACCGGAAACGAACGCTATTCCGAATTTATTATGGATCGATGCGCAAGAAGGAATACAAAAAGTTTTACAAGCAATTTCCGACACGCAAGCGACAATAAATCAGGATTATGCGTTCAAAGTTTATTCAAATAAATATTCATTGTCTGATGGTGACTTCGGTGACCTTAGATCAATGGTAAATATCAGAATAGGCAAAATGGATAGTAAGGATGTTACTAATTTTTCCATGACGCATTCGGTGACTTATTTCATCGATTGCTATGTGCGCGGACAAAATGAAGACAATCCCGATGTCGCCGGTGATATGGTTCCCGCTGACGAAGTGGCAGTTCAAAGACTTTATTATCTCATAGCAATGACGTATTATGGGATGACAAGCCTTAAAAACTTTTATATGAAAATGACGATGGGTAAAATTGTTCCGAGTAAAAACATCGGAATACTTTTTAACCCTGTCAAAGATGCGGAAAATTCAGCAGAACCTTACGCGCCCGCGCAAATAACGTTCGTTGCTGATTTCCCGTATGATGCCGAAGACTTGAGTGGGCTTCCCGCATATCAATCAACGTTTATTGATTTGAAATCGTGGGCGGCTCGGATAATAAAATAGTTAGGAGGACACATGAAATGAGTATATCATTTAACAATGTGCCGACATCGTACAGAGCAAGCAAAAACTTTATTGAACTGGCAGGAGTGAAAAAATCTCTTTCCAGTTTGTTCATTCCCCCAACGGCGTTGATCATCGGGATGTATGACCCTGCGAAAACAACCACGGTCAATTACGTTCCGGTTAGAATCATATCATCCGAAGACATGGCGACAAAAGCCGGGTTCGGTTCACATGCACACCGTCAAGCGTTGCGTCTTCCCGATTCTGTATTTCTTCAGGGCGGCGGCGTGTGGTGGGTTCCGATACCCGAAGCGTCAGGCGTGAAAGCAAGCGAGACAATTACCATCGCAGGACCGGCGACAAGTTCCGGATCACTGTATTTCAGCATTGGCGGCGAACTGGTGAAAGTAGGCGTTATCTCAGGTGATGCCGCGTCTGCAATAGCAACCGCGCTTTCAAACGCAATTACCGCCGTCCAAAATATCGCGGTGACATCGGCTCCCGTATCGGCAGTAGTTACCGTGACAGCAAAATTCAAAGGCACGCAGGGAAATCAGATTCTCATTCTGACTAACCCTTCGGGCACATCGCAGAAAGAAGAAAATCCGGCGGGCGTGACCGTGACACTCGGAAATGTCGGCGGGTATCTGTCATCAGGTGCAACCGATCCCGATCTCCATGACGCATTTTTCAACACCGACGGAACCGACAAGTTAGGCGACCGTTGGTATACTCACGTCACCATGCCGTTTGTTGATGCAACGTCAATCGGTCAATACAAGACATGGCTCAATCTCCGCGCTGATCCGGCTGTCAATCGTTTTGCGGGTGCATATGCGGGGTATGTTTCAAAAACATATGCGCAAGCTCTCGCACTTCCCGCGACCGTGAACAGTAAATATATCGGGCAGATTTTTGATGATCGTTATTTCTGCCCGGATTTTGAACTTGCGGCGGAACTGATAGGACAGATGCTCGATTCAATGAACGCAGCACCTAACAGACCATTCCACACGCTCGCACTCGAAGGCGCGTTCAATTCCGATACGTCAAACCGTCGTTATATCGAAAATGACGCTCTTTTCCGTGCCGGGATGTCATATTGTATCAACGTTGCTAACGTTCTTCAGCTCGGAGACATCGCGCTGACGTATCGCACTAACCCCGCAGGGGCGGCGGCGACCGATTGGTATGACGCAATTTCTCTTCATCGCAGACAGGCTAAAGCGTATTCACTTGAACAGCTTTTCAAATCTGATAAATATCTTCGGGCGGTTGTCGTTGATAATTCAGCGGTGACTAAAGTTGAATTTGCGATTGCACCGAAAGACATTGTTGCCGATCTGACAAAGTTGATAACTGAATTGTGGGGGCCATACGGATGGACAAAAAATGTCGATACCGTTATCGAATCACTTTCAGCAGAAATAAACAGTACATACGAATCAAGAATTGACGCAGAAGTCACCGACGACGAAGCTCAAGCACTTCGTCAGATCGCGATGAAATTTGCGTTTCTGTATTAAATAAGGTTACGGAGGAATAACACATGGCACTTACAGGCGGTCCAGCCCTTGACCTTAAATGGGGCGGAATGGTTTTGAGACCAACAGACGGAGAATTAGAATTTGATTTTTCTTGCATGGAGTTTGAATCGAAAGCGTCAGCTAACGGCGATTCATACACCGAAGGAAAGCCAAAGATCGGATATATTCAGCAGGAATGTGCAATGACTCCGACTGAATATAAAGACTACAAAAAAATGCAGGATGGAGAGACCCGCGCCGGGACATGCACATGTCCAAATGGTGACGTTCTTTCTCTTAATTGCGCGATGGAAGGTGAACAAAACCTTTCAAACGGAAAAGTGAAAGTCAAACTTTCCGGGAAAGTGAAAGTGCAGTAGTGATTAAAGGCGGGTTGATCAGATTTATTTTTGATCAACCCGTAACTATTAAAAAAAGGAGAACAAAATGGGAATTTTTGATAACAAAGAATCAGCAAAAACAAAAGAAGAAAAGATGACCCGCGAACAGGCATTTTTAAAAATTGAAAACTGGATAAATGAAACCAGATCAAAAGCATATGGCGAAAGTCTTCTTGAACTTCAAGATATTATATGGGTAGCAGTTGCCGACGAAAGACTTGTTCTTGACGAAAATGAAAAACTGAAATTTATTTACGTTCTTGAAGATCCGATAACAAGCAAAAACGACGGATCAGCAGTATTGAGCATGGTTCACATGAAATCTCAAACCATGAAAAAGATTTTCGAGATTGAAAAATGCAAATCCACAAGTGAAAAATCATATAAAATGATAGAGTCATTTTGCACCAATTCAGACGGAGAAGAAATACCAATCGGAAATATAATGAGCCTAAATCCGAGAGACAGTATTATAATTCAGGCGGTTATAAGTGCGTTTTTTTTCTAAGTAAAGGTATTGATAATAATCTCAATTTTGATTTTTCTTATCAGCGCGAAGTAATGGGATTGTTAGCCAGATTTTTTAATGGCGGATTATCAATATCAGACATGAAGGAAATGGAATGGTATGAGATAGAAGAATGGCATAAAATTTGCGTTTTACAAGACACCGAAGAGGAAGTTGTTCAAGAATTGAGTTATGACGAAAACGGTAAAAAGCGAACACTTCCAAACGGTTTTGAGATTAGGAAAAAAGTATTAGAGCGGATTGAAGAGCGGAGAAAAAAGGCGGAAAAATGGCAGGATCAAGATTTTCAATCGAAGCAATGATCAGCATGATAGACCATGTAACCGGGCCGATGAAAAATGCAAATCGGTCTGTGTCCATGTTCTCAAGTCAAGCCAAAGGTCATTTTTTTGGATTGGGTTCTGCCGCAAAATCCGCGCTCGGATTTTTAGGGGTTGCCGGGGGAGCGGGACTTGTTTACATGGGCATGAAAAAGATTGTAGGTGAGGCAATGAACATCGAAAGTTCGGTTGCCAATTTTACTACACTTTTAGGCGGGTCAAGCGATAAGGCAAAGCAACTTGTCGACCGATTGCAAGTTATGGGAGCGGCAACTCCGTTTGAATTCAAAGATTTAACCGCGATGACTCAAATATTATTGCCGTCAATGAAAGGAAATATCGATCTTGTTATTAAGACCCTCGGAATGTTAGGCGATACGGCAGGCGGCAATGCTCAAAAACTGGAATCAATAACACGTGGATATAACAAGGCGATGATGAAGGGAAAAGTTGACATGGAATCCCTTAACATGATCGCAGAAGCGGGCGTTCCTATTCATCAAGAACTAGCTAAGTCAATGGGTTTTGGCGAAAGTCAGATGACCGCGTATTTCAAAAAAATATCATCAGGAACGGTCAGCACTGCCGATCTGACAAAAGCATTTGAAGTAATGACGAGCAAAGGTGGATTATTCTATCAAGGCATGATCCGCAGTTCAAAGACAACCGCCGGATTATGGTCAACGTTTCAAGACGCAATTTCAATGACGGCGGGTGCAATCGGAACAGAATTATTGCCGACACTTAAAGAACTTATGATTTCAATGACCACTCAGGCTACAAAGATTCTTTTGTGGGTTCAAAATAATAAAGAATACATAAAAAATCTGATTGATGACGTGAAATCAGTTTTATCATTTATATGGGATATGCGTTATGCGATAATAACCGTGACAGCGGCATTCGTCGGTTATCGTATTGCGGTAAAAAGCGCGGCGGCGGCTACGAAAGGACTTTTAATACTCGAAAAAGTTCTCGGATTTATGCAAGCCGTTCAAATTCTCGGATTTACCGGAGCAATAAAATATTATACCATCGGCACTAAGGCCGCAGTCGTAGCCACTAAAGCATGGTCAATTGCGCAAGGTGCATTCAACGCAATTTGCGCAATGAACCCGATAGGATTGATTTGTCTTGCAATAATAATAATGATTGGCCTCATAGTTGTCGCCGTAAAATATTGGGACGATTGGGGCGCGGCTCTCGTTTTGTTCATGGGGCCGATGGGAATGATTCTATCATTCGTCATGGCGTTCAAAAATCATTGGTCGAGCATAGTCACGTCATTTGAAAATGGCGGCATACTCGCCGGACTCAAAGCGATAGGATTCATGCTCCTTGACGTGGTTCTATTGCCACTTCAAAAAATAATAGAAGTTCTTGCGCGTATTACTCCCGGAAAATTTGGTCGAATGCTCAAGGGCGCGGCGGAATCAATCAACGATTTCAGACAAGGCGGATTCGTCACCGGCGGAACAGGTCAACAGCCAGCCGATAACATGGCGGGTGGTGGTTTTGGCGGTCAATCCATTTTCGGTCAACGCGGTTTTGCATCCCCGATGTCAAACCAACTCGGCGGAAATAGATCAACGTATGGCAACCTTGATATAAATGTCAACGCTCCAAAAGGTGCGGCGACATTTGGTCAAGGCGGTACAATGCCACTCGGGACAAAACTAAATCTCGGATTTCAATAGGAAAAAATAAATGAGTTTAGATTTTCAAGATCGCATGCGTCCGGCTTCATTTGTTTCACCGTTAGGCGTGGAAATGGAATTTCTCACCGATACCGTCACAAAAAAAGGCGGTAAGAAAATCTATACTCACGAGATTGTAGATTCCGACGAATCAATAACGCAAGATCAAGGAAATAAAACAGACGTTTTCCCATTCGCAATATATTTTACCGACGATCAACATGATATTTCAGTTATCAATTTTGAGGCGTTACTCAAAGAACGATATTCAATTGACGCGCCCGGAGTGCTCCATCATCCATTATGGGGCGACATAAACGTATGTCCGACATCGTGGGAATCAACCGTTGAACTCGTCAATGGTGTTGGTATCGGAAAAATGACCGTTGAATTTATTCAAATGTTCCCGCGAAAATATCCAGAATCAACGCTCAATAATTCCGATCTTACATCATCCGATCTTGACGATATGTCATTCATCGATTCCGCGTCTCAAATAGTACTTTCCGCCGCCGCCGCCGTATCTAATGTCGCCGGAAAAATAACCGCCGTGACAGGAGCAATTACTGATGCAGTTGAATTTGTTGAAAAAGTGGAAGACGATATAACCGCAATGCAAAACTCAATCAGCAACATGATTGACGACGTTGCCGGTAATATTTCAGGGTTACTTTTCACCGTTCAACGCATGATGCGCGAGCCGTCACGGTTCCGCGATTCGACCATGAATAAAATCAACACATATAAAAAAATGTGTGATGATATAATAACTCAGATCAAAGATGAAAAAGAATCATCTCCCGTCAATCTCCGAAATAATGCGATATTATTACAGACGTTCGCCGGTTTTGCAGTCGGTGTATTGGCAGAGTCAACACTATCAACCGATTTTACTACACGCAATGACGCGCTCGCCACAATCGGAATTGTCAACGAAGCTCTTGAAAATTATAATACCGCACTATCAGACGCACGAACCGACGGTCATGTCGAAACAGAATATTCGGGCGATCATAATTTTCAGTTATTGTTATTTGACGCAATTTCCCGCGCCAATGACATATTGCTCAACAAATCTTTTTCACTTAAAGCCGAAAAACGTTTCAAGCTGAAAAATAAATCAGATATTATTACGTTATGTTATGAGTATTACGGCAAAGTGGATTCATACACGACAACATTTTTCATCGAAACAAATAATGTCATCAATGACGAGTTTAGCGAGCTATCTGTAGGTCGAGAGGTAGTCTTCTATGTATGACCCGAAGAAAGACGGATTCGGATATAGTCTCAAAATAAAAAACCGATCTTTCCCGAAAGAGGGTCAATTCTACACGGTTGAAAATGCCGATAACCTCCTGAAGATTTCTCAATGGGCTTACGGGTATAATCGCGTTTCTGAAATCGTCAACGCAAATTCAGTACTTCAGTCACGAATAAACACCGGAGAAATTCACCGCACACTCGGCGGCATTCCAATCGTCCATAAGGGCGATATTATAATGATACCGCAACTCACGTCAAATGACGCGGGCGATATCGAAGATATTCACCCCGAATTTCCCGACGAAGTGACGATCCGCGTCAACGGAAAATTAATCCACGGATTTTCCACAAACTCAATCGAGCGCGGAATCAATTCACTTGCCGACACCTTTTCATTCACCGCGCCGTATGATCCATCAACCGAAGAAAGCCGACTTCTTGACGCGAAAACACATCATAACGCAGAACTTTTCATTGATAAAAAAATAAACATGGTTGCGACTCTTGAACATTGGTCATTTTCACTCGGAGAAGATAATTCAACCGTCACGATTGGCGCACGATCAAAGCCGGGAGTACTGATTGATTGCCCGTCAGAAAATGCGCGTCTCGATTTCTCCGGACAGAAATTTTCTCAGATTGCTGACGTTTTGATTAAGCCGTTCGGTCTTGCACTTGAAATGCCATACGGTGACACGGGAATAATCAATCAGGCGAAACGCGAACTAACGCAGAAAGTTTTTGATTTTCTCGCGGGCATTGCGAAATCAAAAGGGTTCATTCTAGATAGTTCAAAACAAGGAAAAATCATCCTCGACCGTGCTAACATAAACGGGAAGCCAATTCTCAATATCATTCAGGGCGACCCGAACGTACTTGATATCAAAGTTGAATCAGACGGCACAAAATGTTTTTCGACATACAAGGCGTTATCTCAGACAAAAGGAAACCCGAAAACATCATCAAAGCCGGTACGTGATGAATCAATGTCAGCATACCGCCCTATGATTTTCGGCTCTGGAAATAACGAAAAAGGCGACATAGGAGACGCGGCACTATGGCAACGTGCGCGAAATCTTGCGGAGTCATTCAAAGTATCAGTTGATATTTCCGGTTGGCGAGACAAAGAAAATAAAATTATACTTGAAAATAATATCGTTACTATTTACGCTCCTAATGCATGCATACATCAAGAGACAAAAATGCTGATTGAAAAAGTATCATTGAAACAGAACGGAAAAATGGCGTCATTGTCGCTTGTATTGCCGCAAGCATATACCCTTGAATTTCCAAAAGTTGAGGACATGCCATGGGTAAGATAGCAATACTTTCAAATGCACGTCTCAAACAATTTCAGAGCGCGCCGGGAAAATCAATTGCGGTTGACATCGAACATCACGGAACCGACACCGCTGAATTTTATCAACTCCCCGGATTTCACGGAAAACCTCAAGACGGCGCGGAGTGCGTTGTTTTGGATTGTAACGGAAACAATATCGTCATTGCGACGCATGATTATTCGTTCGGGACTGAAATTGAAAAAGGCGAAGCACTGATATATTCATACGACTCAGCGGGAGCATTGAAAGCAAAAATATTATTGAAGGTTGATGGTGAAATTGTCATCAATGATGGAACCGATTACGCGGTTAAATTCAATGAACTTCAAACGGCTTTCAATAAACTGAAAAGTGACTTTGATTTACACACTCACGGCGGGGTTACAACCGGATCAGGATCAACGTCAATGACAACCGCAAGCACCGCCGATATTGCACCGGCGAAAGTCACGAAGGTTAGAATATGAATTACACCGGCGATCTATCAATCGAAGAAAACGCAGACGGAGATTATGATCTCTGTTTTGAGAATGGGCAACCGTGCATGACTGACGGGCTGGACACGTACGTAATTCTGGCCGTATATGGTGAGGACTATTGGGGAAATGCAACCGCTAAATCAGAAGCGGAAAAAATGAAATCAGAATTCCCGTCCGTGATAAAAAGAAATGTGGTTACAGATAAAACAAAAAATGACGGATGCAAGGCAATAGAAAAAGCACTTGCACCGGCAGTATCGGAAAAAATAGCGCGAAACATTGCAGTCACCGGAGAAATCATAAATGCAAATACAATCGGATGGAAAATAGACATAGAAGGGATTGACAACAGCGCGTATAAGTATTTCATAAACTGGAGTAAGGGCGCGATCACAGCAAAGATCGTGAGAGGATAAATGGCGATTCCAACAATTCCAACAATCGCGGAAATAGAAGCACGAATATTCACCGATATAACCGGCAAAATCAATCAGGGAATTCCGGTATTGCCATTATCGTTTGTCAAAATATTATCAAAGGCCATTGCGGGAGTGGTGTTTCTTGCGTATCAAGCCGTGTTGTGGGTATATAAACAAATATTCCCACAATCCGCAGACTATGAAAATTTGAAACTTCTTGGATCAATCGTCGGAATTTCACCCACTCCGGCGATATCCGCAATCATTTTTTGCACCGTTCCGGGCGTTACTGGATCATGGGTCTATTCCGGCAAAACATTCATCGGTTCAAATAATATCACATACCGCGTCACGACTGACACCGAAGTAATAACGGGCAATGCTACTAACGTCCCCATGCTTGCGCTCACGTCAGGAGACGCCGGAAATCTTGACAACGGCGAGATTCTCAATATCGTTCAAACTGACTTGTCACTCACCGGCACGGCAACCGTCACCGGAACACAGACAACAGGATCAGACGAAGAAGATAAGGCCGTTTTTGCGTCTCGGGTTATTATCAGATACCGCACACGGTATATCACAGGATCGACCGCCGCGTATGTGCAAAATGGCCTTGCGTGTCCTCATTTTGTATGGATAGGACCTTATGCAGACGAAGATATTCCCGGAAAAGTGATTATTTATGGTCGCGTTGATAACACATCCGACGGAATACCTGCAACCGCGCAACTTCTTAACCTCGCTGATTGCGAAACATACGATCCGACAACCGGCAAGAAATATCTCAAACCAATAGGCGACACAATTGAATGCTTGCCGATTTCTAACCGTCTTTTTGATATTGAGATTTTCATTAACGATGGATCATCAACAGTCAATGCGCTGATTGAAGACTCACTCAACGATTATATATACGCACTTGAACCATACATTGAAGGCGTTTCCGTTTCGCGTAAAAATGTGATGACAAACACCGACGCGGCGACATCGGCCGATTCAATCGCGACTCAATATGCGGCCAAGGTGACTCAGGTTGTCATAACCGACGTGATAACCGGATTTCCTGAGACCAATTACACGTTATACGGCGGAGAGTTTGCGGCATGGCGTAATATTACATTTACGGCGGTTGTATGATAACCGCGATCAAAAGCACACTTATCCGACTATCGGGCAAAATATATATTTTCAATCCGGTCAAATATTTTCCGTTACTGATGGAAGGAATCGCGTGCGAGTTTGATCGATTGCGTGAATATAAAAATATAGTAATGTCATCAACTGTCCCGAATGAAAATATGTCACCATATTCAATTGATGATTATAATGTCAAATTCGGAATACCCGCGACAATTCCCGGGACAGATGCGGAAAAAATAGCGCGCATTATTGAAAAAGCAACATTGAACGGTTATCCCGGAGCGGATTGGTTACAAGATCAAATTCAGAAAGCCGGTTTTCCGCTGTATGTGATTGAAAATGAACCGCTGACAACTAATATTCGTCAATGGGGAACATTTCAATGGAAACCCGCAACGCAATACGGATTGACGTCAAGATTTATCAATCCCGATACCGTTGTCGGGACTCTTGTTGTCGGTTCTCCGCCACGTGGTGCAGGACGCGCGTTCATGTTTCGTTACGGTGCTTTTCAATGGTCAACGACGGCGACGTATGGCACGTATGATCCGGGCGCACTCAATCCGCAACCGTTTGTATACGTTCGGACAAGCGATCCGCGATATTGGGGATATTATTTCACGCTTTCACCGTTTCCGGATCGTGTGGCCGCTGATGAATCAGAATTTTTGAGTCTGCCGAAAGCGGAACTTGAATATCTGATTATGATCATCAAACAATTAAAATTACAACGTAATTGGTGCATATTGCAAGCAAAATCAAACGAAATGCTAAGGAGTAGAATAATATGAAAGATCCAAGAGATTATTTAACAAATACGACCCCCGCAAGTACAGGGTTTTCCATTGGTCGACTTAAAGACGATCCCGGCGATGGAACCGGATCCGGTGCGACAGTTCAGACGGTCAATGACTTGCTTTATGCTGAAATTGCACCGATAATAAAATATGTCGGTGCAGTATCCGAAACAGATGAATCAGAAATTGCAAGCGATCACCTGACCGCCATTGAACGTGCGGCGGGCGTTGCTAATGAAAACGTGGTCGATTGGGCTAACGCGACAGTATACGCGCAAGATGATCACGTCATGTATCTCGGATGTCAATACGTTTCAATGATCGCCGCTAACTCAGGAAATAACCCGATTGATAATCCGACAAAGTGGCTCCCGTGTTTCGGACGTGACGAAATATTGCGAACATGGCGCGATGGTCACGACATTCAAGGCGGATTTGCACCGCTGCACAATGTCCGTGATGGCACGTATTACCGTCAATATTTCAAATGGGGTCGTTATAATTTCGGTGGCGCGGCTGGTCGTAATTATCAAGCGTATGGAGTACATCTTGAGGGGCAGACATTGACAGGTAATGCGACGTATGAGGCTATATTCAAAATCGGTGTGACTGGTCAGTATCATTTGTTGGATGTTATTGCGCCGGTTGTTGGCGCGATAAGAAGCATAACCGATGCAAGAGGACGCGTTCCGCGTTGTATTGATGCATCGTCTGGAGGTAGGGCCGTTGCGGTTGGATTGGCGCAGGAAGACCAAATGCAGGGTCATTGGCACAAAAAACTTTCAGCCGGCGGAATAGAATATTTAATGAATAGTGCTAGGATCACTGCCGGGACATTGGCTGGATTATCGGCATCAGGATCTCAAATGGTAGTTGAAGATCCATCAACCGACGGAACAAACGGCACCCCCCGCGTCGGCGCAGAGACACGCATGAAAAACTATTCAGTCGGGTTACCGTCAGTTTTAGTTTTGGTTGAGATTTGATTATTTGATAACTGACAATGCAAAATGATAAAAATAAAACCCTGTCGTAATTGGCAGGGTTTTATTTTTATGTATTATTATTTTTCAATACCACATTTCGCCGGGTTCGTCGACAACCTTCAATGGACTCCCTATTTCAATTTCGGCAAGATAATACAACGCCGATCTGTAATTTCCAATAGTGTCAATCGTACAAAACCACAAACCATAATCATAATACGATTCGTATTTTCCGAGATAATATCCTTCACACATAATTGTTCGGTATATGCCAGTTTTCCCCGTCAAATTTCTAATATCGCTAACGTTGTAATTTTCAACCGTATTATTGACTATCGAAAATCTACCATTGTTCATTTCACGGCGCACAATGTCTGGTCGGCGCATCAACTCTCCTTCGTATATTTCTCCATATAACTGCCGGTAATTTTTTTCAATACCGTCAATTTTAACAGTTATAAAAAGATAATCCCCCAACTTATAAAAATCACTCGGAGTCAAATTTTCCGTAACGTCATCTTTTCCGTCTTGTTGCGTGGTCATGGTCACATTGATTTTTTTAACATGCCCGTCTTTGCATGCATACAAAACTTTTCCAGACGTGAAATAATAAAAATCAGCGGATTCAATCGGATTTACAATATAACGCTTTTCACCTTCGATGATTGGGTCGGTGATTGTTGGATCATTGCCGTCATTTTCGGCCGCGTATCCGTCGCTTCCGCCGCCGCCACATGACGAAAAAGCGATTATGCTGATCATGCTGATCATTGTGATCAAGGCGAATAAGGTACAAAATATTTTTTTCATGGGTTCCTCCTGTTCAATGAATAATACTTAATCAATAAATAGTTTTGTTGTCAAGTATTATTCATTGATATTTTACAAAAAATACAAAAAATTACGATTTCCAGAATGTCCCCTTGCGCTCCAGGTACTCAATTCCGCTGTTTTTAGTGCTCCAATAGTACAATCCGGCTTCCCTGACAACGGTTTCTTCATTATAACGCCCATCAGATACCGCAAAAAACAGTCCAGAACCTTCATAATGGTAGAATCCATCAACCATGAAAAAGCGTTCAATACCTGATTCACGTGTCAGATTTTTAACGTCTGAACATGGTTTACCCTCAAAATCAAAATCTGTGATTGAGAACTCTTTCGTGTTCAGGTGTGATCGATTCGCGGCGGGACGTTCGGGAAGTTCGCTTATTTCGGTTATCGTTCCGGCTTTTTGGCAATAGCAACGTACAATCATTTTATCAACGTCAACTTTTTCTTTATTGCCTTTTCCGTCTTCAATCTCTGTTTTTTCCGTTTCAATTTCCGTCACCTGAAAATAGATACTCCCTGATTTCGTGAAAAAATCATTGATCGTTACGACGTCACCGTCCTGATCAATCACCTCAATGTTCTTTATCTGTTTTTCTTCGATACCCCATAGACGTTTTTCATTTGAGAAAAAATAAGCGTCATGGGTTTTAATTGGTTTTATCATGGTTTACTCCTGTTGTTTTGTTCGCATCATTTTAATTACAGATCATCATTTTCATCAAACAATTTTCCACTTTTCGTTTTCTGTTTTTCCTGTTTTTGCGCTGGTTGCTCCGCTGGTACGTCTTCGATTATTTCCGCGTCAGATGTTTTAAATTGATCTGCCGCACGTGACAGCACATTATCCGCCGCCTGATCGCGGCTCTCAATCGGATCTGATTGCCACTCATCGGCCATTGCGGATGCGTTACGGGTTTTCATGTACGGTCTGAAAAATGACTTTCCTGCGGCTTTCCTTAACATTTCAGGGCGGTCGGCTCCGTCATACGGATTTGATAAATCAGATTCATATATTTTTTTATTCCATGTTTTCTTCTGACCGTCTTTTTCGTATTCGATTGATTTTTCATAATACAAGCGTCCATCACTATCAGTTTTCAATTTTCCTTCGACCTGTAATTTTTTGAAAGCGTCACGTTCAATTAGGAAATTCTTATAACTCGGAGAATGCGCCTCGGCTTTTTTAATCAAACGTTCAACGTCGTATATCTCACCGATTCGCTTTCCCGTGTCTGTGCGTTCTGCAGATACGACAACTGCGATAATGTCCCCTCGTGGGATTCCGCGTTTGATTTTGATTATAAAATTTCCGTCTTCTTGACTGTTTTCCGTCTGGTCATTTTCGTGGACAAGATCAATTTGAATGTCCATGAATGGTGCATTACGTCCAGACTCAAGGGCGAACTTATAACACTCGATTGAAGGTATAAATTCCGCGATTGAACCAAACGGCACAATTGAACCCATGTCCGGAAGTATCGCGGCATAATACAATGATTCGGAAAGCGCATAACTGATTGACTCCTGACCTTCTTTTGATTGCCAGATTTTATCCCATGACTTCCCGGTGAGGCCAGAAACATAACGCAGATTTTTTCCGATCATTCGTTGAGTCGCTGGCTTATCGATGAATTGCGCGGACTGTTGGATGAGTGATGGCAGATTGCTATTTCCCCATTTGACAATGTCGGCGGGTTTTGTTGGCATGGGTTGTATTTCTTGAGTCATTGTGGCGGTGACATCGAAGTAATTTTCCACTTCCTTTTTTGTATCCGCTTTTATCTTTTTACCGCATTTCGGACATGACGCATAATACAATATCTTTCCATTTTCGTGACCTGATTTGATTTCAATTTCAGTATTGCAACATTTCATTTAGATGCCTCTTTTTTCCATTTTCGCCACATTGATTTATACATTTCACCATTACGATCTGACGCGGTAAATCCGTTTTTTTTCTCAAATTTATCGCGAAGTAGTTTTGTTGATTTTGCACTCATTGTTAAACCCCTTCTTTAGTATAAGCGCTTAAATTGAGAAATACCTCTGTGCCCTTGATCCTTTTACCGCCTCCACTACTTGCAACAATAATGCTTTTTCCGGTTGATGATTTGTTTCCGCGTTTTGACAGGTCAATTTTCAATGTGAGAATGTCGCCCGTGATTGATTGTTCAATGTTTTCCATGTTATTTCACTCCATATCCTTCATTTTAATTATTACGCTCGGTTTTTTACTTTCTTCGCTTTTTTTCACTAATCCCTTTTTACGCAAATACTTTTCAATTGTCGCCGCGTCTTCTCGTTTTGCGATGTCTGCCAATCCCATGACGCGCTCAGAACCGCCAGTGTCTTTCCATTTCGCTATGTCAATAATTACCCCTCCTACATTTCCCTTCAATACTTTTGTATCTTTCAAATGAATTGCAAGCATGTCCGCCGCTTGTTCTTTTTTGCGCTTCCATTCTTTTTCTTGTGCGCTTGCCTCGATTTCTTCCATTGCGATTTTCAATACGTCGGTTAATTCATCGTCTTTCAATTCGCGAAAATCCTCGGTCAATGTCGGATATAGCGATTGAATGTCTTTGCTATTCATTAACAGCTCTTTCGGCGGTGTACGATCATCAATGCACTTTTTCATATATCGCGCAAGCTGTTCAAGTTCAAGTGCATGTTTTTTGTTATATTTTATCTGCCAGTAATGCTTTGACGATGTATCGAAAATCAAAACGACATAGCATGTATCAACGTTATATAAATGCATTTGAAATTGAACTTGAAAATAAACTTTTAGCGGAATGCCTTGCCATTCATGGAGATCAAGATCATATCCGGTGTACGGATCATCCTTGCGACGTGCGGAAAAATAACGTGCGGATTTTGCTTCGATGAGAAATGGCAGAGACATGTTTATTTTTAAGCCATTTTTGTCAATTATCCAATGACCGTTTCTGTATTTTTTCATATTAAGGTCTTTACGCGGGTTAATCAATGGCATTGGATCATAAACGCAATCCGCATGAGCAACCCCGTAATCATTTTGAACCTCGGTGTTATGTTTGAATGGTGTGTTGTTATATGGTGCAGGATTGATTGCATCTTTTGAATTATCCTGTTCAATTTTATGCATCATGTAACCGCGTAGAAATTCTTTTGCAATATCTTTATCGATGTTATCTGCAGTAAACTCATACAGGGCGCGACCTTCTAACCAATGACCCATTTCAGCGGGAAAACCCGAAGGTGAAATAGTATTATTGATTTTCGCGCTATATAAATCAAGCGCGGTCATGGCGTGCCGTTCGTGTTTTTCGTCGGTATACGCGGCAAGTGATTCAATCTGTTTTACCGGATGAGGGATGAGCGCAGGAACGTCAGACGCTCCGATCATTCCGGCGCGTGATTTGTGAAAGTCGGTTATGTATGTGTAGTTGGTCATTTATTTATCTTCCTCACTGTATGATATGTCATCAACCCCGCAATGACTCCGAATAGATAAGCCATAATATTTTCAAAATTCATTCCCTCTCCGCCTTATTCATGTATATTTTATTCACCGCTTTGATCTGCTTTTCCGTGATATGATTATTGATTTTTATGAACTCACGTATCGATTTTAAAAATTCAGATTGATCATTGAATAACCGATCCTCAATCATGTCATTTATGAGGCGTTTGTATTGGTCTGTTTTTCTGTCGGTATTTCGTTTATGGTCGGTTCCATCGAACATCATAATAGCACCTCTTTTTAAAATAATAATGACAATAATATAAATAGTTTTGTTGTCAAGCGTTTATTATTACTCATAGCCATTTTATGCCGTCACGAAAGCGGGTCTTGTGCCTTAACCCTGTTAAATCGCGTTTCAATATTTCCATTTTTTCGGCGCGGGTTATTTCCCGAATATTGCCGTTATCACCATTCCCGCAACCACTATCGCCACTATCAATACAATCATTTTGTCTTCGCTGTCCATTTTCAGCACCTCCATTATTTTCACCACCATCCAACCAAACTAACTCACCGTCAACAAATCTCGGCAATCGTCTTTTTTTCTTATCTAACGGCAACCCGTCAAGAGTACCCGTTAAAAAATCATAATTGCATATCCAGCACTTTTCATTTATTGCTGCATTCATCGTGTCACATACCGGACATATTTTCATAGTCGGAACATCATCGGCAGTCGCGCCGGGCGTGTATTCGGTATCAAGTGACCATTTACGATCAATGTCAGGGCGGCCGTGAATGATTGAGTTTCCGACGGGATCGACAAGAATATAAAATTTCTTTTTACCGTGTTTACGTGCGGCGCGGGTGTTCATTTGAATCCAGACAACTAATGATTCGGTAAATCTCATCCATATCACCCCGGCGATATTAGGAACGTCAAGACCTTCAGTCCCAACCGCGTATGTCGTGATTATATTGATCTTGCCTTGTCGAGCATGGCGAATGATTGCGCGGCGTTCGTTTTTGTTCATCGTGCCGGAAAGGTGTTCAACTTTCCAACCCTCAGCGCGATACATTTCAGCGACCAATGCGGCGTGAGCAATTGAACTACATGGTATCATGCAAAGCGCACCGGCGAATACTTGCTTATATAATCCGATCATGTCGCCGATTATTTTTTTATCTTTGATTATTTTACGGCGTTCTGTTTTTTCATCGGGCGACTGTGCGTATATTTCATTTTCATCAGGGACATTATTTTTATATTCATCCGGAATTATTATCACGGGCGGGCATAGGAAACCGCGCTTGATTGCTTCGGTCTGTTTTATTGGTTCATAAAATTTCGTATAATACTTTCCGAGCGGTTTATTATCCATGCGGTATAATGTCGCGGTGAGTCCTAGCCGCGTGGCGTGTCCAAAATGGTTGTATATGTTTTCAAGTGTTGGCGATCCGCTATGATGCGTTTCATCTGTTATTATTTCAGATATTGATTTACAGAATTTCTCCGGAAGTGCGGTGAGAATATTTGATAACGATTGCCACATGCAAATATATACAGGCTTTCCGCGACCAATTACGCCTTCGGGGTTTATGTACCCGTAGTCAATATTTAGTTCCGAGCATTGCGCGATCCATTGGTCAAAAATTTCTTCGGTCCCGCATAAAACAAGAATACGCTTTTTTAGTGATATTCGATCAGCAATAATATTGCAAGCCGTTACCGTCTTTCCGCTTCCGGCTGGCATGACAAGCGCAAAATTATTTTTTTGATTAAGTTCTATATTTGCGCGATGACGTGCTGATAGTTGGTAATCGTATAAGTTTTTCATTTATTACTCTTCCGGTAATACGCAGTCATCAAATTTACATTTATCACAATTCATGTCGCATAAATCAGTTGAAAATTTGAAATCAGAAACATTTACGCTATCAATTACGTTTTCAAACTGATGATGTTTTTTTGTTTCAAGGTACACGCGCATGTCAATTTTTTTATGGATCTTTTTACATGACGGACATAATATCGCGCTTGTTTTCAATGACCAGAACGTTTTATTACACGCCCGACATTTTACCCGCTTTTTCGCGTGACGAGTTCTGCGATCTTGCATTGATAGCCGTGACCGTTCGTTCATCAGCTCTTTATGCTTTGCGCGATAATCGCGGGTATATTCGAGGGTATGGGTCATTTTAGCAGTTCCGGGTTTTCGTGGATGTTGCCAATGATTTCATGGTTTTGAATCATATCGTTTGATATATACGAAAATTTATTGCAAGCTAAAAAAATGCCTTCTTTATCGTCAAACGCCATAACTAGCGGAACACCAGTTGACCCATTTAAAATATCCCCTTCATAAATCTCTTGTCCGCTTTTGTCGTGTAGTCCGGTGAATTGTTCGTCATCATATATTTTAACATACCCTATTACCGTTATTACGCCTATACCATAATAAAAGTATTTCGTTTCACTTGTTTCGATATTACGATATAACGCCCTGAATTTTATCTCTCTCATTATTTTTTCTCCATAGCTGCTACAGTTAAAATAGCGCAAATTATTAAACAAAATATAAATAGTATGGAGCATGTTATTCTCGCATTTTCTGTCCACATCCAAAATCGGAAAGATGTATAACGGAAAGCAAATGTTCCATAAAATACTGATCCAACAATAATAGACATAAATAAAAATAAACCCATTGCCTGAATGGCGATAATAAATTCTTTCATTTCCACACCTCGTTTAATATTTTAATTTATTCCATAATCATTCATAATACTTCCAAAATCTTCGAATGATCGGCAGACATAAACCGTGAATCCGCAATCGTTTATTTTACTATGGATATTCAATTGCTTTTCATTCGGGTTTTTATCTGGCGCTTTAAACTCAATAAAAAAACATTCACCATGATGCAATATCTGAAAATCGGGAACGCCTGGCACTAGTCCCATACGTTTGAAATGATTGATTATCCGCGCTGCAATGTTAGATGGTATTTTGAACGCCATGAGAACCGTCATTAACCCCTCATTCGGGATTGAAAAGAAAAATAAATCATCATGACGATTTGCGATTGCAGATAGATAATCAAAACATTGAATTTGAATACTTGATTCTTTCATTTGTTTGTCTTGTCGCGTTCTTTTAGCATTGCGTCAGCCATTGAATATGAATCTTTTGATATAATGTCAAACGCCCTCCCTTGTGGCAAGGTTTCAATTTGTTTGAACTTTACTATTATAATTTCTCTCATTGCCGCAATTGCTATTTCGTCGCGGAGTGTTTTTTGTTGGTTGCAAATTATATCCCGTGTCACCTTGCGCAATAAACCCATTTAAAACGCTTTGACCATGCGCGATAAATTCTTTCGTGTCATCAATTTCCCTATTTGTCTTTTTAGGTTCGATATGTTCACTAATAAACTTTTCCGCTTCATGTTCGTCTGATACTGAAATATAAATATATGATCCACTTTCATTTTCACAATCATATTCATTTTTGCAATCAGATAAAGTAAATCCATTATTTGCATGAATGCAATCCATACAACATGCGCGATCTGATTTTATTTTTTTAACCGATATCATTTCAACACCTCACTTATTATTTATTTCTGATCCATTTCCACGCGCAAATGCCATTGATAACGCACATAAAAATATTAAAAACTAACCACAATGACTCACTACGTCCAAGCGCAAGACCCGCGCCAAATGCACAAAATATAAATGCAATAACGTTTATCATGTCATTCCACCCCCAACTTGTCGGCTATTTCGCGGATAGTATTAAACTGCGGACGATAATCAAATTGTTCACGGTTGAAATATTGACGCTTAAAAAGATCGATATACTGTCTTTTTTTGCCTGTCATTTTTGATGCTTCGCCTGTTCCGATGATTTCAAGTTTTTCAATTACGCGGGAATATAATCCGCCCTCGCCGTATATTGATTTTTCAATTTCTGATGCTCTCGGTTTTTTAGTCATTATTTGTTTTCTCCTTTGTTGCCATTTCGGTTCTCAATATTGCGCTTATCCGTTGGATTTCATCAACTTGTTCGGGTGACAACTTTATAAATCGTCCTTTGTATGTCATATTTATTTTATCGCACAAAATACTTATCTCTGTGATATACCATTGTTTGCAATTTTCTGGCAATTGCGAACGTTTCCATTCTTGTTCGTCAAAATATAAAAGCCTGACGCCTTGTTTTCCATAATCACATATTGTTGTCTGTGAGAATAATTCTGTTTTTATATCTGCAATTTTCATTTCGTGCCTTCCATTGTTTCTCTAATTCCAAGAGGATTATATTTTTCATATGACTTGTCGATCGTCATTTCCTCGCTGAAATATATTGACCTGATGCTTGTTTCGCTGAATTTATGTTCATTGATCGTGTATGCAATTTTTGACAGCATTTCTTCTATTGATTTTTCGTTTGTAATATCAACTGAAATTCTGATTTCATTATCGTTTTCGGATAGGTATATATCTGCTTTTTTTGTGGTCATTATGCGGATACCTCTTTTAATATTTTTAATGCCGGTTACGTCATCCGGCGTCTTGCGACCGTGTGGAATTCTACGCCTCGTCTGACTGTGATTCTTCCGGTTTTTCTTCAGGTGTTTCGCTTTCCGATTCGACTGTTTCCGGTTCGATGACGGGCGTTTCGTCAATAACTGTTTCCTGTACGTCTTCGGTATTTACCGATTCATCTTTGATTTCTTCGTCCATTATATCCTCCGTTTTTTTGAACTGCATTTATTATTATTATTTAATCCAAAATCCAACACCGGCAAAAATATCATAACGATCAACTTTCAACACGTCCCGAACTGGAATACATGCGCCCGCATTGACATAAAACATTTCAGCATTATACGTTGCAATCGGGTAAATATTGCCACGCGGAGAAACGTTGACCGATATTCCAAAATGATTGAAATGAGGTCTATCGGATTTGATTCCCCATGTTTCCTTCGTCGTTTTATTCCCGTCCGTTGCCTTGACGTATATCGGCGTTGTGTTGTCGCTTGTCGTTCCAAGTGTGAATGATAATCCTATCGGCGTTTCTGCCCACGTCCGCAATAAATCACAATCAGCGTTTTTTGGATCGTCTTTCCATTCGTGTTTTGGCGGCGTTATTGGATCGACCGTTACCCCGCCGTTATCATTTCCAGCGGTAAACATTGAAAGCGTCACCGCGCCGATAATAATTCCAAACACGCAAGACAAAACTGCAATTTTGATATTATTGAACATTCAAATACCTGTTTTCAAGTTTCAACATTGCTATAAAAATCCATGATATAGACGATGCAATGATGATTCTCGGAATAACATATTTTGGTTTAATCGCGGATATTATTCTTATGGCTCTTGAATATGCTATCCCCGCTCCGAAAAAGTAAAATGCGATTGCGATCATAAAGATGATTATTGTAAATGTCATTTTGACCTCACTTTCATTGAGTATTCTGCGTATCGTGTTCCCGTGTTTCTGTTTGTGCGCATTGTCGTGCGAATGTCATTTCCGTTGTCGCGCAAAACGTTTATGTGCTGTGCGAGTGAAAATGTGCCGAAAATTTCATGTGCAATTGAGTCTGATAAAACATGACCGGATTTCAAATACTTCAATATTCCGGAGCGGGTAGTTTGTAGTTTTTTCATTTTGATACCTCGTTTAATATTTTTTTCAGCAATCAAAATCACGAAACAATATATAAAATTTTAAATCTATTCATCATCACGGTCGTCAAAATCAAATCTTTCATGCACAATTTTCCATAAATTTCAGACTCCCCGCCGGGGGGGAATCGTTCTCGATTCGGTCCTCCGTTGTATTTTTTATATGCAAGATGCACATCACCATGAGCGCGGGATTTGCAGTACACAAAAAACTTGACTGACGCGGGAATATTTTCTTTGATATTAAATGGATTTTTCACGCCATATTTTTTTTGAATTGCGGGCATAAGTTGACCGACGCCACACGCTCCAGACGGTGACACCGCATAACGATTAAAACCGGATTCATTATGAAAGTATGCCAAAATTTCTTCAAGCGGTTGTTTTTCTCTCCATGCGGCTTTTCGTGATTCAATGTAGATGTCAAACGTCAATTTTTTGTAATGCGTTTTATACATCGAAAATTCACCGGACATGAAATCTTTAATCTTTTGTTCGTAACGATGCTGGAAAAAAATATATGTCACTAGCACCGCAAATATCGACAGCATGACAACCGCCGTAACTGCGATGATGGCAGTTGATAAATTCACTTTCTTTTTTCGCTTGTAATGACTGACCGGCTTCAATGCGTCCATTGGTTTCTCCTTTCGTGTATCGCATTTAAACAATTTTGATCGGGAGGGACTCGAACCCATCACTTGTAGTTCAGGCGGTTGTAAATCCTCTCCTGATCCGCGTCTCACCATTTGCGCCACCGATCAATCAAATCCAAGATAATAGCCGGTCTCTGATCTCCGTCTTTATCATGAGTTACTTGTATTTCATCACATGTAATATGTCAATAAATTTATTTGTTGTTTGTTAAAAAAATATGCGTTTGTCGCGATTCCACGAAAGCGGATATCTGCCAACTTTTCTATACTCTTTCGGCGGCGGGATATGATATACGCACTTATGACAGAGTGCGCATCGTGCGGAATGATTTCTTCGTTCGATAGGTACGTTACATTTTTTCAGTTCCATCGGTGACACTCTCCGATTTAATATTTACGTTATATGTTTTTCTGTCTGCAAATTCGGCTTGCTTGCCTTTATTCCATTGATTGACCGGGCGAAAATATCCGACAACACGCGAATAACACTCAACAGGCATTTTTAACATATAATTATTTTCTCCATGTGGGGCATCGGGGATTGAACCCGATTAGATCGTTTATCATTGTCTGCGGGAGGTGTTGCGCCCAAATCGATCGCAACCGGAACCGCGTCCAGACACCCCGTAAAAATGCCGGAATTTCACCGGCATAATAAATCACTCAATAATATTTTTGGGTATTGCAGTATAAACGTTTCTCACAATCTTACTGCGATTAGAACCCGTGACGCCCTCGCCCTTGTTATCGATATGCAAAAATATGCCGATATAAGTAATTGCACCACCAAGAACAATTCCGATAAGTCCGTCTGAAACTTCATTTACACCGAGAACACGTTGAATAATAAGCGCGACCGCCGCACCGACGAGAGCCGTTGAAAAAACGTATGGCGGGAATAGTTTCCCATCGCGGAAAAAGAATTGTCCGACATTCAATCTTTCGGCGATTTCTTCAATGACAATCCATGCCGCACCCCATAGCCATTTTGCGAATACTTTTGATTTTTTCACAATCTTCAATATTTGTGACGCACACCATGACGCGACGATCGAAATGATATTGAGAATTTTTGTGATGAAACTAAAACTGAACTTTTTGCTTTTCATATAACCCCCTGAAAGTATTTTGATTCCTTGATATTGTTATTCGAATAATGGCATTGTTTCGTTGTCTACTGGTTTTTCTGGTTCCTTATTTTTGTCTACAAACGCGGTACATTTTGCATTTTTGTAATCATCGTCGCATACCCATTCTTTAGGATATTCTTTATCGTGTGCATCATGAACCAATGTTCTCGTTAATATAGAGCAATATTTTTCTTCTATTGAATTTTCTTTTGCGCATCTATCACAAAAAACATCGGTAAATATCATCCCTTCGGTTCCGTTTGATGGTTGATATAGTCTCATATCATATATCCAAAAGAAATGACGGGTCAATCACTTTCCAGTTGGCATCCCATGCCTGTAAATGCACATGAGGGCCTGTTGACATTCCGACATTCCCATAATATCCGACGACATCGCCTTTTTTAAATTTCTGACCAACGGAGCAATTATTTTTTTCAGTATGATAATAGGAGAAATAAAATACTTCTCCGTCAATGATTGCCTTGAACACGTCACGATTGCCTGTAGTATTTCCGCCGCCCGCAATCCATCGCTTGCTATCATCATAATTATCTTTATCATCCACGCATTCGCAATCACAACACGCGACAAGCGTTCTATCAATGTGATTGATATTTGATATGTCAATTCCCTTGTGGATGTCGCTGAATGGTTTTCCATTCAATTGAAAATGACGCTCCTGTAAATATGTGCATACTATTTTATGCGGTTCACGTACTGGATACATTTATTTTCCTCCTGATATTTTTTTAGCGTTCTTAATGAAAAGATGTTCCATCATTGATTTATCAATAACGGAAACTGATTTTTGAAATTTTCCCGTTGCTTTAATATTCACACTCACGCGGTCAAGGCGACGCAACATTTTCACGCGGCTTCCGATTGCCTGAAAAACTCCGAACCCACGGACAAGACCGAAAAAGAAAAATGGCTTTTTTGCATCCCAACCATAACGCGGATCAGCGATCTTTTTTCCTTTTCCGGAAAGCCCTGTGTATTTGTAAAATATTGCCCATCGTTGTTTTCCGCTGAATCCATCGTTTTTAGTTCCAAGTGGTTTACCATTTGAAAATCGCAATACTTGCGGACGGCTTGATTTCTGTAGTTGCAATGCGCCTTTGATCGGCTTCATATTGCTATTGCTTGTTCTCGCGGCGTTTAACGGAAATGCGACCTTTCCATCAGTCTTTAAATTTCCTTTTGTTATTCCGCCTTCTTCCTGTTTTAATAAATAATGATCTTTTCCGCCTTTCATTTTCATAACACCGACAACGGCATTTATTTTTTCAATCGGTCTGAAATCGCCTTTTGAATTTTGCGGACGTGAAAGATTTTTTTTGACTGCATTTTCCGTGAATTTATTGCGGAGTTTAAATCCTTTCAATTCACTTTTATATTTTGCCTCGATCATATTAGCCGCGTCGTTTACTGTATGACTGCTTGCGATTGCAATTCCGCCGTGCTTTTTTTTGAGCATTGCGGTGTATTCGTTTATATTGTCTTTGTATTTTATCATATTATTATCATTTGTTGATTGTGTTGATAATTTTGTTATTATCTTCATTCCCTAAAAAGGAATATCGTCGTCCGAGAAATGCGGACTTGATTCTGATCCTTCGAAAGTATCTTTTACTATATCGGCGGTACTGGATGCGGAATCGGACGCTCCGTCTTTCTTTTCAACGTCAAACATTGAAACGATAAATGTATCTTTATTTTCAGGGTTCGGAATTCCAGCGGGATTAAATGTACGGTTCATTATCATAAATTTTCCGCCGTCATCTTTTTGGATTATCGCGCCGATATTTAACCAGTTTGTTTTTTCCTGTCCATCGCGGTTAGTGTATTTGCTTGTTGCGACGCATAGATTTTTAATTTTTTTAGACATTGTGTACTCCTGTTATTTTTTATTATTATTGGTTGAAAATTGCAATCAAAATAAATTTTTCTGATCGTCAATTTCATCTTCAATTTTAATATCTTTCAAGTTCATAATTGATTGTTTGAAATAACTTTCTTTTAATTCGATGCCAACTCCTTTTCTGCCATTCATAACCGCGCCGTAAACTTCAGAACCTACACCCATAAACGGAGTAAAAACAATTTCGTTATGATTTGAATATAGTTCGATAATACGATTTATGACATCTAACTGTAACGGATGAACATGTTTTTCATCGTCCGGATCTTTACTGTCTTTGAATGGCAAAACGTTATCAATTCTTATATCATCCCAAACAGATGAGGCGTAACGTTGCCAAATATAATGACTCAATTTATTACCTTTAGGGTCTCCTTTGTCGTAATATTCCTTATTGAGATAATTCCATAACTCATTTTCCGTGAATTTTGTTTCATGCGTGTTATTGAATGCATTCAATATGTTAGGCAATATCGGAATTTCTCCGTGATATTTTTTCAATCCGCGTTCATGAGTTACGGGAACCGCATTGTTTCCTTTTTTTACAAAAATCAAAACATAGTCCGGAATCGCAGTAAAGCATTGTGTAGAATCTTCTACAATCATTTTATGCATTAAGGATTTTACCATTGTACGCATACGGACTTTTAAAGGTTCTTTCCATATTGTTATACGATTTTTATATTGAAATCCGTATTTTTTATGCAATTCTATTATTTCATGTGGCAAATCCCAAAGATCATGAGTAACGACACTACCGACAATATCCTGACAATGCACGGCGGTTATTCGTCCCGGTTTTGTTATTCGCGCCATTTCTTTAATCAGAAATTCGTATTGTTCAAGAAATCCTTCTTTAGTCGCATTGTTTGAAAAATCATTTTCAGAACTTGAATATTTATACAATCCCGCAAATGGCGGAGAATATACCGAAAGATCAATTGAATCTTCAGGCATTTCTGAAATTACATTCATGCAATCATCATTATAGATGCTGTAATTTTCCGTATGGATCTGATTTTCTTTTTTCATTTTATCACCTTTTACCATTTTTTATTTTATAAATGCGGGCATTTTTATGCCTGTATTTTTCTTTTTAATATTCGGTTCAATATGTCCGTGCAAATTATCATTTAGGCGTTGTTGTAATTCAATGGCATTGTTCATTTTGAGTTCAAGAGTTTCAAGAACACGCTCTTGTCCATCAGATAAAACAAGATCAACCGTGACGAGTCTTTTTTGCCCGAAACGATAAAACCGCCTTATTGCCTGATAGTATTGTTCATAACTCCATGTTGGGAAATATACCGTATGGTTGCAATGTTGCCAGTTCAATCCGAAACTTGTCATTTTTGGTTTTGTAATAATTCTTTTTATTTCGCCTTTCGCAAATGCAAAAAGTATTTCTTCTTTTTTGTCGATACTCATTGATCCTTGAATTTCAACCGCGTCTTTGTCAATGTCGTTCAAAAGTTCGCTTTCTTTATTTAAATTTGTCCAGTATACCGAAGTTTTTTTTATTGCGAGTTCAACCGCTTTTTCACATCGTTTTTCTATTGTCGCTTTTTGCTCTTCGCGCACTTCTGTCATTGATTTTGAGTCATAATTGAATAATTGAATTTGACCATTGATTATAAGATTATTTTCATTTTTTACTTTGTGAATATTTTTAATCAATTCTGGCAAAACGTATCTTTCGTCGCTGAATCTAACGTCAGACGGTTTTTTAATGGACATTGACCAACTGTTGACCCACCGAAAAAATGAATCCGTCGCGTGTGGCTTTAAGCTCCATTTGTTGCCAATGTCCATAGGACGCAATGTGTTTTCTTTGTTGGTAAAATATTTTGAAAGCATGTCCATGTAACCCAAATATCCTAACGCCTCAGAACTTGTTCCGAGTTCAATAAAGTCGTTCGGTGCGGGGGTTGCAGTTGACACGAATCTATATTTTATCTTTTTCATAAACTCGGTTATTTGAGTCTTGAACGCGCCGTCAAAGTTTTTCAATATTGATGATTCGTCAAGAATGACCGCTCCAAAATCATTTGAATTGAAATAATGCAATCTTTCATAATTACAAACTACAATTTTACTTTTATATTTTCCGTCGCGTGAATGCTCAATGTCAATATCAATCGTTTTTGCTTCTTCCAAAAATTGGAACGCAACTGCAAGCGGAGTCAATATCAATACATTTCCGTTTGTTTTTTGTACGATATTTTGAGCAATGACAAGTTGCATCAAAGTTTTTCCGAGTCCAGTATCAGCGAATATTCCTGCACGTCCTTTTTTCAATGACCACTCAGTTATATATTTTTGAAAATCAAACATTCTATCCGGAATGAAAACAGGATCAAAGCCAAAATTTCCTGACAATTGTTGTTTGTTCAATAAAAACTTTTCATACTCATCAATCATCATAAACCTCTTTTAAAATTAAATATCATGTATGTCAATAAATTGTTTTGTTGTAATTGTCAAGGGTTATTTGTTGTTTTGTTTATTCATCCCCATTGATCGGCCATAGCATTAGCAATTCCATTAAATGTTTTTGCTCGTATATGCGGGTTTCTTGTTTTCCCGTCTGTAAAATATGTTTTCTTGCCGGATGAAAGAATTGAAAATGGTTCCGGTTTTTTACAATGAGTCTTTTTGTAAAATAAATTGTCATCTTCTGAATGTAGTAATTGGGGTAAATTTTTTAACCATAACCATGTAGTTTTTTGATCCGAGTCTCCAAAATAATATGGCTGTATTTCTTGCGTATATTTTGCAATAACAGGACTTGCGCATCCTTTTGGATTTTCAAGGCATATTTTTTCTATCGGTGATTCCCATAATTGTCTAAAAAATTCAAGAGCTTCAAGGCGTAATTTTATTCTTCCCTTATTGTTCCAATGCCTTGTTCCGGCATAACTTAAGTATGTACAAGGCGGATGGCCTATCATCATATCAAATCCATCGTTTATAATGTCAAAAACATCTCCTTGATAGTGTGGTCCTGGTTGATCTGATGGCAATAAATCGCATGAAATAGCATTATGCCCTTTTGAAATAAAAGCATCCCTGACGATCCCGGAAAATTCACATGCAATTAAAATTTTCATAACACCTCAATTAAAAATAAAATAATATCAATCAAAACGGAATATCAATTTCATCCGGATCATATTTCTTTTCGCCCTTGTATATATCAATAATGACGGCGTTCTGTGTGAGGTTGTTTATATTCGCCTGTTTCTCAATGACAAAATTCTTATGACGATGAAAAATCTTTGAATATCCATCCTCACGATTCAAAATCCTTTTCAATTTATCACTATTTTTTGACAACGCTAAATTACCGTCACGTTGTAAACTCATGCCGTAATGACCAATGATCCGCTTGATCTCTTTTTCGGCAGTTATATCTGATGTTTTTTTCACCGCGTTTTTCGCGCTCTGTTCAGTATAAAATGATAAGTCTGGATAAAATAACGAATAATCTTTATTCCGCAAACAATCAAGTGATTCCTTAATACTGATTTTCCGCCTTTCACGTCCTACCGAAACTTCCACCACTTCGTCAAAAATCTTTTTCATGAGTTCTTCTGTTTCATTTCTGTCTTCCTCTACTCCGACTGTCTGATAATATTTTTCCAAAAATCTATGAATGTTATCGCGGGTCATTTCAAAGTTGTGAAAAATATTTATATACGTTGAAATCAAAATTGATTCCGCGTCTGCTGATCGTGATGATTTACCAAATCCCGCTGTCTTATCTTTCATAATATCAATGATGATTTTAGTATCTTCAATTATTTTTGGGAGCATTCGCCATGCGAGAGAATGGATTCGTCTGCAATTTTCGGTTGTGAGAAATGCATCAATTTCATTTTCAACCTCACTCCACACGCGGCGTTCTTCTCCAGTGTGTTTGACTTTCTTGTTATCAAAATTGACTTTCAATATTCGGTTATCGTCTGCAATATCAGAAATAGTAGGAGTGATTGAAACAAACAGAAACATATTTTTCATCTTATATTCAACAGCTTGTTGTTCTTGATTGCTTTTAACGCCCGAAGGTGAATTATCAGAAGATGACGCCCGCATCATTGAGAAAAGCGCGTTTCTATTTTGATTTTTGTCTGAGTCAATTGAGTTCTGGTTTGCTTCCGCCTCTTCCAATAATACCGCACATGAGTCAATACCTGTTTTCGCTCGTATTCCCGCAGGTGACGTATAGTGTGCATTCAGGTGCATTCCGTTTGATATTGGTACGACTATTTTTTCAAGGATTGTTGTTTTCCCCGATCCTGATTCACCCGTGAGTAGTAATCCCGGTCTGAATTTCAACGCGCCGCAAAACGGGGAAATAATCGACCATGATAATAATTTAATCATATCTGACGTGCGCTCAAATGATGCGTCCTCACATAATTTCTTGAACCATATCATCTTTTCTTTTTCTATCGGCGCGTCATTGATTCCAATATCACGCTTGTTTTTCCGAAGGTACATATATTCGCCGGACGTTGTTCCGTGCGTTTGCTTGCCGTCGTGATAGATGAAATTATTATCCTCACGCCATGCACCGCGACCGCGTAACTTCGTGTCATCAAATTCACGAGAGAAACTTTCCTCTAATACATCATCGGTTGCTTTATCCCAAATGATAATTCCTTTTTCATTTTGATAACGCATCTGCCAATAATCGAGCGGACATAAATCAAGTAGATTATCTTTTTGCGCTCTGTTTCGTTTTATGCTCATGAGGCGTTGTGAGCGGTCTATGAAAAACAGCATTCCATTATCGGAAACGCCTAGACAGGTAGGACCTGATTTTGATATTTCTTCTCGCTCGATTTCTTCGGTATAATTGAGAATGTAGCTTTCAATTTCTTCGGGGGATGCTTGCTCTAATAATTGCTCAATGTCCGCGCCTTTTTTATCCTCAATCTCAAAATGTTTATAAATCGTTTTTAATATTATTGCGTTCGGGAGCTTGCCTTTTATCTTATTTGCGGCGGTGAGTCCGGGAGCGTCATTGTCTGGAAGTATGTATACGCCGGTTCCGTCATTATAATATTTTTTCCATTCCGGTTTATCTGCGTTTTGACTGCCGCGATTATATGCGGTTGATATTGTGTTATTGAATGCCTTATTTGCGATCCGTGCGCACTTTGCACCTTCATGGATTATTTTCGGCTTATCTTTTCCTGATCCTTTTACCGAGTCATGGAGATTATATATCAGATACGGCCCGTCTGACATTTTCAATGATTTACCATTATACCAAAATGTCGAAACTACTTTTTCGCGCTTTCCTTCGATGGGTGCTTTTTCTGATTCGATACGCACGTCAATGCCAATGATATTTCCGTCAATGTCGTCATATTCCCATTTACCGCGCACGATTCCGCTTTTTGTAATTTCATTTTTTGAAAACCCGCGTACCCTATCTATATTTTCATCTGAATATATTGACTTCGCTTTTTCAATATCAACGGCGACTGCGGGAAGTTTTTCCGCTGGTTTTTTTTCGGGTTCCGATTTTTTTGTATCATTATAATGTTCAGAAACACCGCCGAATATTTTTTCGAGAACTTCGTATTGTTTCACGAATTCATGTTCATTTTGGACGTGACCAACGACATCGTATATATCACCGTCAAAATCACATGCAAAACATTTGACGCGGGAATGACCTGACCCCTCGTTTTTATATAGTTTTGCGCTGAAATTCTTGTCGCCATTATTGTGAGCGGCATTATTTATACAGCGCATTTGTCCGTCTTGTCTGACTTCTATTCCTGAATATTGTAAATATCGTTCAAGACACGATAAATATTTTTCGCGTTCGATTGTCATTGATTCCCTCGGTGTTTATTGTAATTGCGCGTTATTATATTATCCGATAACCTATTTGTTTTACATGATCACAATATTCACCGAAATTCATTGTAATATGACCGTATCCTTTTTTCCATGAGTCAAAAACTTCATCAATATTATATTCTGGAATTGCCCTAAAAATTAAACTCATAAATCCTCCCTATTTTTTATATTTAATATTTCTTTCCGTGTTTATATTCTATTGTCGCATTGTACTTCATTTTCAACTCAATATGCTTTTCAAGGTCAATTCCGAGATAACCGCACATGTCTGCAATACGGATAACGGCGTCTGAAATTTCATCTTGAAATGTATCTTTTATCAAGTCTTCAAAATGTCTCTTAAAAACTTTTTCATCATTACAATTCAATAATTCATCCAAAAGCTTAACTGGTGAATTATGATTTTTTCTGTGCGCCTCTATCGCCTCACCCAGCTCTGACACGATAAGCATTAGAAGTTCAGCAATGTTTTTATCCTGATTATAGTTTGTCCCTCCGCAACAATCGTGCCCATCTGGAGACTCGCTTCCGCCACATTCAGGACAATCATAAAAACCCTTACTCACCGCATTATCATGCGCTTGTTTTACAAGATCAGTTATTGTTAAGCTCATTTATCCCTCCATTTAATATCAACCTTTCCCGTACATTCGCCGATAACTTTCAATATTCTGAAAATGTCGCCGGGTTGCAATCGTGCGAGTCGTTCGGCTTCGGTTCGTGATGATTGTTCTGAATCGTGAATATAATGAGTCGTGTTTGTTTTTGTGTTTAGGACGTAAAATTGATCTGATTGTTTTTCAGGTTTTGATTTTTCATTGATATCGAGTTTTTTAAATATTGCAGATGTTTTATCTTTTCTCTTCAAATCGGCGCAAAGCACTTTATCACAAAAACCACCCGTAAACTCACCGATACAAGTATCACAATCACTATGACTAATAACCTCCATCCATTTCACATCCTGAAAATACACATACGATCCTATTTCAAAATCACGATTTTCTGTTGAAAAGTTCGGTGAAAAATAAATTGGAAACTTTTCAATCTTGTCTATTATTTGTTCATTTGAATATGAAGATGATAACCACTCATAAAACTTTCCGTCAATCCATTCTACATAAACTTTCATTTCGACACCTCTTTTAATTTTGCTTTTTCGCGATTCTTTATTCTCTGTCTTTCCGCGCTTCGTAACTCATTGCGCATTTTGGCTTTATTCTGACATGTCCAACAATATAACGCATTCGGCGGCCGTTGTGTTGGTTTTCCGCATGTATAGCAAATTCCCTTTTTACGATCAGCGGGAAGTTTATTTCCTGTTCTCATTATCCAATCCACCTCCCATATTTTGCGTCAATATAATCGTCCATCGTTTTGCGCACGGTTGATATAAATTCTTTTGATAAATCTCGGCATTCACAATTCAGATAAAGCATATTCAAATCATTCAGGATCGGATCGGCTGCCATTTTATCGCGTACAGTTTTGATGATGTTTGCGTGCATGGTGAATCCTCCTGTTTTTGGGATTTTGTTATTTCAATTTAGCTTATTGAAATCAATAAACTATGTTTTCCGATATGGATTGAAATATCGAACGATTCCCATATTTCATTTGCATAACATGAACAAATAACAATTGAAAATTTGTAAATCAATAGATCGAGTAAATTGAAATCCCCAAAAAACCTTTCCATCAGATAAAACGATACTTTTTCTTTTTGAATTATTTTCATTTTGATTCCTCCTGTTTTGCGCGGGCTATGAACGCGTCCGTGCTTTTAAAAGCCAAATCCAAAACGAGTGTCTCATCGGCAATTGATTCTGCTGTTATAAGTTTAAACATTTCCCATGCCATCCTGTCCCGATCATTGTCGAGAATCACGGTCGGCTGCGGGTTGGGCGATTTTTCGGGTTCGAGTGTTTCGTCGAGCTTGCGGAAAATTACAGATGTTTTATCCGCGCGGTCATATTGAGAACACTGCCCCTCGATACATACGCTTGAATCCATACACGCACAGTTCGTGCACCCGTCTTGAACAACAACTTCCGTCCAGTATTTTAGATCCTCAAACCACACGCGATCACCGGGGGCGAATTGTGGGTTGTCTGCGTTTGCGCCTTTATCAATATAATTATACGGACGTAGTTTTATTGTATCCCACATAATTTCCGGAAAGAAATAAAAACTGTTTTTAAGTTGTACATAAATTTTCATTTCATCGCCTCCATTTTTTCGTTATACGCTTTTATTGCGTCGTCTATCGTCATGCCGGTTGCGCGTTGGATAATGTTTTTTGCATTATTTATGACGCACTTTAGTTTTTTACAATTTATTTCATCTTCCATGCAATGTGTGCATTTCCATTGATTATATCTGTATTGCGCAATTAGCGCATCCAACATTTCAGGCGCAGCGGCGATTAAGGTTGCGTTGGCATCTATAATATTTTGCGAGTTCAATCTGCTTGAAACAGAGTCGCCTATAATGTAACAAATTATAGTGTTTTCACTTTCAATTCTAATATGATGAGGCTGGCTATCGTATTCCCACGGCCCTGGCGTGTGTTTAAATCCGTTCATTTTGACATCTCCTCATCATTATCCAAAATTCCAAATGGTGAACCGTCTTCGAAAGTAAATTTTTCAAATGCATTTGACCATTCAAAGAAACATTCGGGAGCAAAAAAACCAACGTCATTAAATGCGGTAATTCGTGCTGTACCATTCCTTATTTTGTTAAGTACCCACTTATCCCGATACGGCGCGAACTCTTCCGCGTTTTTGAATGGTCGGTATTTTGGTTCGGGGGCGATTTTATATGCTGATAATGGTGCGGTAAAAGACATATTATCGTATATATTACCGTCCAATATTATGTTCTTTCCTTCCCCAAATGCCTTAACAAAAGGCCATATTTTCAATGCATGTTCTCGTGTCATTTTCCCCCTTTGTGGCATCAAGTGCCGTTTGCATTTCTTTGATTGCTTCGCGGTAAGCATTATAAATATCAACAACCATGTCATCGGATTCACATATAACACCGTCTTTATTCCATTCATCATACAACCGCTCCGCCCGTTCAAATGCAGTTTCTTGTTTTTCCATGTAGCCATATGCACCAAGTCGTTCAATGTAGGCGGCTTTACCATGTCTATGTGCAAAATCATAAATTTCTTCCGCCTGTTCTTTCGTCAGTTTTGGTTTTTCTGTGGTCATTTTGATACATCGTTATAATCGCAAATGACGTATTGTTCTTTTTCGTTATGTTCTTTGCACCAACACATTGCCTTACAAAATGCAGATCCTACCTTTACATCATTTTCATGTTTGCATTTTGTCAGACAATCTTCGTGATTGAAGCCGCCTAATTTATAATATATTTTTTCGCTCATTTTAATCCCCCTTCTTGACAATTTTCGTCAACTTTCACCTCTTCACGTCTGTCAATTTCAGCAAATCCAATATCAACCAACTCTTCCAGCACGTCAGATAAAGAGATAAATTTCCCGCGCTTTTCCGTTTCCGTCTTTGATCTTTCGGTTATTCTCTTATGCTGATCGTCCATTATAAACATAGTTTTCATATAGTCAAAACTCCTTTCTGTTCGTTTTTCATAATTCAATAATCAATCAATCTTATTCAATGAAACACATTATAAATAACTTACAAATAATTACAAGCACAATTTATAGTTAAATAATAAAAAAACATGCAAGGGGATGAAATATTATTACAAGTCATAATCTTTGACCCTTGTTTTATAACCTTTTTCGTAATTTTTAAACTGACATATAAAAATAAATGTTCATATAATAAATCAATGAAATCAATATTGATATGCATTTCACTTATTTTTACATACAAATTTGAATACCTTTTATATATATTATTATAAGATTATGATTATTATATATATATAAAGGGGTATGGTTCTAAATGGGTCTATATGGGTCAAAATATGTGCTTGTGTATATCTCTATATATATAGGATTTTTAGCGTAATTCTATAATATTGCTGTTGATAACTCCATAAGTCCTGATTTGTCCAGTACTTATAACGTTATAATCTTTCGTTAGTAGTGTATAATAATATACAAAAATCGTAATGTGTCAGTTTTTTAAATACATAGGGTGGGTATCAGTCTATTTCAGATGTTATTTGTCTGATATTCGTGTGTGTTTGCGCAAATAGACGGCTATGACGTATGCATAGCACCCGTACCGGGGTTTTTTCAAGGTACTGACTCAAAGTCAATAGTTGACTAGGGGTAAATTTCGCCCGCCCTTGTTTCTAGCTCAGACGGCCGCCGTCAACTTGACAATGTAAATGTCTTGACAACAGGAAATAAATTGACATCAACTCATTTCAGGAACCACAACCGACAATAAAATAAAAATTGCATGAAAAATAAAGAATCAGAAATCATATCACAATCAAAAGCCGCATCCGACGCAGGCATATCCAGACAAGCCATAAATGGCATGTTTAAAAAAGGCGTTTCTCAATTCAGGTTTTTTACTGACGATGGAAAAGTCAATTCGTCTCACCCTGATTGGTTAACCTACCTAGATGAACGACGCACAAAATCAAACGGCGGCGGGTCAAGGTCGGTCAAGAATAATCCACAGCCACACAATGACCGACAGCGCGGGGATGAACTCGGGAAACAAAAACGCGGACGCGACGATAAACCACAACCGGCGGCGGGATGGTCAAGGGAGCACGCACTCACAGGCGGATTTGATCCATCTCAGTTTGTCCCGACGAATACAAGCCAACTCAAATCATTGACTGACATCGTGGCACGCAATCTTGAAATCAGAATGAAACTCGGAGACCTTATCCCCCGGAGCATGGTTGACTTATATATCGACCGGATCGGACAGGGGCTCAATCAGTTTGTCTCGCTCGGTCGTTCGGTATCATCGGACATCTGCGAAAAGCTTGACCGCGTGGGAATGGAGCGCGAAATTGAGAAGATGATCAACCCGAAAGTGAAAGCGATCATAGAACAGATTATTGAGAGCTGCAATAATGCAAAAAAATAATCTTCGTGGCTTACCTCAACTTATATTACCCCTCGACATTGAAAACGAAATGCACGAATATATTCAAGGTCGGATTCAGGCATTCCCGCGTGAGGCGATAGTTGAAACGGTGAGCGAATGGGCAGAGAAAAATAGGATTCTCGGATCAGGGATAACGGCGCGCCCGGGACGGGTTGATTTTTCCGTTACTCCGTTTTTGCGTGAGATTGTCGATTGTCTTTCGGACTGCTCACCGGTGCAGGAAGTTTATTTGATCAAAGGCACTCAACAGGGCGGATCAGTCATGATCCTTGAAAACCACATGGGGTATTGTATCAAGTATGGCATAGGTCCATTGTTATATGTCGGCGGTGATCAGGCAATGGCCGAAGACGTGATGGAAAAGCGCGTTGATGAAATGATTGAATCGGCAGGATTGCAAGGACGGATCAAAGCCAACGTCATTAAGGCTAAAGGAAAATCAACTGGAGACCGTGCGGACTCGAAATCATACGGCGGTACATTTATGCGGGCGGTCGGTCCTAACTCTGAAAGCAAGCTCCGAACTTTCCCTATGCGCATTTTGCACCTTGACGAAACAGACGTATATCCACAGCGAATTGTCAAGGGTTCTGATTCGTCCGCCGATCCAATTGAAAAAGCCAACCGCCGCGCTGATAGTTACGGGAACATAAAAAAGATTGCAGGAATATCAACCCCAAAAGATGAAACGACAAGCCGCATTGAGAAGTTGGTCAATGAAGGCGACAAACGATATTACAATATCACGTGCCCGAAGTGCGGATTTCAGCAACCGTTACTATGGACTAATTTCAAATGGGATAAAACGCCCGAAGGAAAACCGGACATCCGCCGCGATATCATCAATGGTGTTGAAGTCATTACAAAAGACCCGACATATTTTATTTGCGCTGATGAAAAATGCGGTCATAAGATATATCACAAAGACAAGCGCGAAATTTTACAGGAAAAAGGTCACGGCGGTTCTGCTGAATGGATACCGACAAAAAAATCAGATCGTCCATTCGTTCAATCCTATGTTCTCCCCGCGTGGTATGGGTTCCGAACGTGGCTTGATATTTTGATACAATGGGAGCGCGTGAAAGATGATCCATTTTTATTGCCCACATTTGTCAATGACGTCATGGCCGAAACGTGGAAAGAAAACACCGTCAAACCGAACGAGAATGAGCTTTATCTTCTCGCGCAAGAATACGAACATTGGAAGCGCGGCGAAATTAAACGTGAAATTATTTACCTCACACTTGCAGCGGACATCCAAAAGGATCGTATTGAGTGCGGACTTGTTGGATGGGGAAGAAATCGTCAGGGCTATTTGATTGATTACTGGACTCATTCAGGCGATCCGTCAACAGTTGAAAATGTTTGTTGGAAAAAATTGTCAGAAAACATACAGGCGAAATACATGCGCGAAGACGGACAGGAATTATTTGTTCAGGTCGCGTTTGTTGACTCTCAATATCTATCCGATACAGTCGATTTATTTTGTGACAGTTTCCCATACGATCCGAACGGAATTGCGGGAGTGTACCCGATTCAAGGACGAGAATCACAAGACAAGCTGATTAAGCGATTCAAGAGCAATATCAAGACTCCGGTTATTGGATTGCATGATCAGCAATATAAATTAGCATTATATAATATTCTTCGTAAGCGTCCACAAGGTCCCGGATCGTTCCCGTCTCATTACCTTCATTTTTCTTATGAATATGATAATGAATTATATAAACAATTAACGGCCGAGGAAATAGTAAAAATAACAGTGAAGGGCGAAGTCAAAGGCGTAAAAATATTAAACACAAAACAAAAAAGAAACGAGGTTCTTGACGTTATGAAAATGAACATGGGAGCTTTGCAGTTTTCGATAGATAAATTTTTTGAATTATTGAATGAAAACCAAAAACTTCAAAAGAGAAGCGAGATTCAAGAGTCAAGTGATTTGTTTTTTGACCATATTGAAAATACGCTATATTCAGATTAACTTATTTCCTTTTTTTATATTTTCCTTAGCCCATAATGGTTGAAGATTTGTATAATTAAAACATTTTTTTTGTTGGTCAGGTATTGTTAAATCAAATAATGAACATGGTATTATGTGGTCGATATGCCACCCCTTCAAGCCATAATTTGACCAAGACATTCCAGGTTTAAATTGCTTTTCGATATGTTTTATACATTCGTCTATTGTGCAACCAATAAGATCCATTGATAAAAATGCTTTTTTAGAGTATTGATTTTTTATAGCTGTCGATATTCTCGCCCTCAACCTATGTGAAAGCATGAACGCATTATCATTTTTAATTCTATTTTTTTGGTATTCTG